ATTTGCACCATCATACTCAAGAGCCTTTGCCCGTCAGCTCAGTGTATTTCTTAGCGATCGGCTCTGCGTAGCGGATAAACTCTGTACGCATGTCGGATGTCCAAGCTTCAGGCTTAGATCGGTTTAGGAACCACTGACTGACCTTGATCAGCGGAAAGAAGAACGGTTTGCGTTCGCTTGGTACGGATGTCGTGATCGGATCGGGTAGCATCTCTGTCCACAACATGATCTGGCGCAAGGCGGCTGGGTCACCGTCTTGCAGTTTCTTCTGATGTGCCGCTACACGTTCTAACCGCTTGCCTTGCTCATCAGTTAGATCAACCGACTCAAGCAACGCAGACACGTTCTCACCTTTAGCCCTTGCGTTAGATATGATGGCACCGGCCTGTGCTGCCAGGCCAATCACCTCACCCATCTGCTCAAGCGTTTCTGTGCGTCTCTTGTTTAGCTTCTTAATTACTTCTTTAAGTTCTTGCATCTGTCCCTGCCTTTCAATAGTGCGGCGTTGTTAAACTTAGGAATCTGACGACGCCGCTTGTCGTGGTGCTTCCTTGCTCTGAGGTCGTATGCCTCACGAGCCTTTTGGCTTTTCTGTGCTCTGACAGGCAAACCAAGGCGATCAGTTAGACTGAGCACCCGCTTGCTGAACGCCTGCTTTGTGATCTTGTGTTCCTTTGCGAGCTGGGTCATAGACTTGGTCGATCTGTTAAGCACGACCGCCAGGACAGACTGCTCCAACGTGTCGGCCATATTCTGAACCGCTGGATGGTCTGGCGCCTTAGTTATCAGGTAATGAAACACCTGGGTGGTCAAAGCTACTGACGACGTTGTAACAGTCAGACCCAGCTCACAGAACGCCTCATGGACTAGATCCGCAATCCCATCGATCCGGGTGGATATGTGGGGTGAACCGCAGGGGATTCTTTCTAACATTTGTTGGTCGATCATAATGAACGGAAATCGCCCCTATCGATGGTCAATAGATGGAAACAACGAACCCTATCAATGGATATCCCCTTAAAGGGGGGATATCCATCAATAGGCGTTCTACCAATTAACGGTGATAGGGTTTGAATAAGTGGTGATAGGCTTTTTAGGCTCATTTTTGATCCTCATTTAGTACGTATTTTTTAGCCTTTTCAGTGCCTGTATTTTTAATCAGACCCTCTGACTCCCAAGCCGCCGTCAAGTCGCGGCTCTTGGTATGACCAACCTTTGATTTATTGCGAATGCAGCTTTGCAAATCGCCTGCACTTATGCCCTTTGCTACGATGTGCTTGTAGTCATTAAAATTGACCACGATCTCCGGCCTGCCAGCCGTCTTACGTTCTGGTTCATCAGCAGCAATCCACGCCAGCCCGACATCGCTGTGACGCAGGTTTGCGTGAGGCTGAACTGCATTTTGCGCTATAATGCCTTTAGAATTGAGATTAGACCGCTTACCGCGCTTGGTTACCTCAAGCCTATAAATACGCTTTCCTTCGGCATCGTCGCCACAAGGCGCAAGGGTTAATACGCTCCTCGCCCAATTCGTTAGCTCGCTTGAGCCAAAACCGCTATACGCCTTGTCTGCGCCTTGGTATCCGTTGCCTTCCCTAACCGGCTTGGGGGTGTGATGGATCAGCATCCACGCAAACCCAGCCGATAGTGATAGCGGGTTAAGCATATTACGCAGGAACGCACTTGCGGTCTCCTGGCTAGATAAGTCGCCCCCGATAAACGCCAGTAACGGATCGATCCAGACTAGGTCGGGCTTATGTTTCTCAACCAATCTACGAACACGATCGACGAACTTCTCCCCAGTCGATGTGCAATCCCGCACGATCGTCACGTTAGCCATGACTAACGCCTTCTGCTTTTCGGTTAAGTTCATCGCCTTAAACACGCCTTGGATTGATTCGGCCACGTCTCCCTCGTCGTTCTCAGCCTGAATGATTAGCGACTTCAGACCGTTGCCGTGGGGATTGATCCCAAAGAACGACTCAGCGATTGCCCAAGTGATAGCGGCCTGCATACACAGCACACTCTTGCCAAGGCCACTGCTACCTACCCACAAGGCCGATCCGCCACGGCAGATCCAGCGTTTGCCTAGTAGCTGGGTTGGATCTTCAGTTTCCTTAAAATTAAGCAAATCGTCCCACTTGTAAGGCTCAGGAATATCACCGTAGATCGTGCGCTCCATCCACTCCATGTAGGTCAAAGTAGGTGCCCCACACTCTACTAACTCTTGCTGTAAGCCTGTGGCCGTCCTCATCGCACCCGGCAGGCGCGACAACCGGCCTGCGTCCTTGTTCGCGGGATCGGGCTTGCTGTGCTCTAAATGCTTGTAAATAAAGTCCACACGTTCAGCGAACTCCTTGGCGTTAGCTGCCCGAATCTCCACCCATGCATGCAGGCTACGTGCTCCGCTCTTAATGATGGACGACGTAGGCAGGCCACTGCGCTTAATAATCGCCCACTGTTCAGCCATTGTGCTTTCATCAAACTCGATCAGGCAGTGGCGGTACTTCACGATCGACTCCGCTTTCCGATTCTTTCCGTTGTTAGCGTTGATCGACACATACACGCCCACTGCATCGCCTTGCCATTCTTTTAACCCGTCAGCCTTAAACAGCTCTAGCCACTCCTCACGGCTTCGGGTCTCGCCTGCGCCGTCCGGCCGCTCGCGGTCACCGTCTTTAATTGATCGGCAGATGTTGATCTGATCCCCTACGTCGAAACAGGTAGTTAGAAACTTATCGACTGGCCCGCTCTCCACGCTGATCGGCATCGGCGGCACCGGCAGATCCTCTCTAACGATCGCCCCATTCTGATAACCGTACTTAGCCTTGGGCCTCCATGCTTCCCTAGCTGGCTTGCTAAATGCGGATCTAACCGCACTGACGGCCTCGTTCTGAGATAGCCCGACCTTAAACGCCCACTCCTCTGCGTTGGTTGTGGCGTCGAACTCGGTCAGCCCTTGGTCACGCCACTGGCACGCCAGCTTAAATAGTTGCGTGTTGCGCTCACCTTCAGCGGCTCCGTTGCGGTGGATGGCTTCGATTGCGGGTGGTAAAGGTGCGATCATTTTTTGTCAAAGCCTTGTAACGCCTTAATAATTACGTACTCAATTACTGCCTCTTGATCTTTTTTTAGCTTCTTCAGCCCAAATGTGTGCAACGCCTTGGCCGTCTTTTCGTCGTAGGTCACGTCGACTAGAACCTGCTTAGGCGCAGGCCGTGCTTTACCAAAAGTAATTTTGCCTAGATCCTTCATTTGCGTTTACTCCTCTTTTTGCGTGGCTTCACTTCCTTCCAAATTTCAAAGCTCTTGTCGCACTCGACAGATAACAGCATCAGCCTCTGATACAGCCACCCGCCCCAGCTCCACCGGGCGATGGTCTGGCTGGCTATGTCTCCTAAGTAATAAAATAAGATTGAAAGCAGTTTCATTTTTGGATTACAAATGTGAACAGGAGAATAGGTGGTAGCAGTTGAAATCTTAAGCACATCACCTGCAGTCTTTGTGTACGATCGGGTAGTAGTTAAATATCCCTTAACGCTAGGCTTAGGTTTAAGGGAACTGTTTGGGGCGCTGCAATCGTGGGCAATTTCTGTACATTCACCCGAAATTGTCATCGAAATAAATTCCTCCGGCTTTACGTTCTTCCTCATTTTTTTTTCTCCGCGTCTCGCTTCTGGTAGTTCTGCGCCCGCTTCAGCATTTCCGTGGCCATTAGAACGGCCAGATCCAGCCGGGTGTGTGCCGCATCGTACTGCTTCTTTAGCAAATTATTCTTAGCACGTTCGAGCACGGCGAGATGCCATGTGAGTCGTTTTACGCTCATCGAACACACCACTTTCCGGCTGTATATTTACGGACTTTTAGCAAGTAATCCGTTGAGCAAATATCGAAAAGCCCAGCAAGCTCGCTATTGATTAAAGTGGTAGCCTTTTCTGGCGTAACAGCACGAAGTTGCTCCACTAATTTAGCCGCAGCAGTTAGATTTACCTTGCTCGACGATATTGCGATTTCAGAGCCAAAGACACTGGCTATTCTTTTAAAGCATTTTTGATGGTCATTAATTACTCGCTTGTCCCGTGTCTCGACTCGCCATCCATTTATTGTGCTACCATCTTTTAGCAGTTTTCTTGCTCGGTCTTTTAACTGCTCAATAATTAACGTTAGTCGCTCACATTCTCGCAGAATTAATGACAGCTCAGATTCGTTTATTGAATTAACCTCATCAGTGTTTTGAATTTTTAAGATTGCAAGCATAGCCTCTGATGGGTGTTTCATTTGATATTCCTCCCTCACCACTGCCCCATTCCCCAACGGTGGCGATTGGCACGGGCCTCTCGCACACAGTCGGCGTACTGCTCCGGCGTGTAGATTCCGATGACGCAAGCGGAGAACATGGCTAGGAGATCGGCTAGGCTCACAGCACCGCCTTTGGCAGCGGCCCCGCCAGTTTATAGACGTACTTGTTGCGATCGTATTCGAGCGGATAGCCAAAGAAGTCGCGCAGCAGATCAATGTCCCGCTGGATGGTCTTGTAGCTACATTCGAGCTTAACGCCCAACCTGGCACAGCTCGGCAGCGTCAGATCCCGGCGCAGCATGCCAGCGATCACGCCAAGGCGGCGAAACGTCGGCCGTGTATCGCCCAGGCCCATCGCCCGATTGCGTTTAGATGCGAGCCTAGGGGCTGTCGTACTCACTTCATCACCTCCACCATCGCCACCTTTGGCAACCGCATCGCGTTAAACTGCTTTTCACTTGCAGCAAACACGTCGACGACAGGCAACTTCCCACCGCTCGCCTTCTTGCTCTTAACTGCCGTGCCTGTATCCACGGCCACCCACTCCCGCTTTCCGCCCATCACGCGGATCTTTGACCACAGCGGAATGATGTCGGGATCGACGGCGCAGTGACGGCCAGCCCGCAACCTAGTGCCAGTGCTCGACTGATAGCGGCTGCTCCATTCGTCCTCACCGGGCCAATAGCCAGTGATGCGAACCTTAATCTTCTTAACGTCGATCTTCTTTGCGATCGGACGCAGATCGATTAGAGCATTACTTAGCTTGGTGGTTGTAAAGCCAAGCAGGGCGAGGATTGATAGCAGGGTTCTCATAGGCCGCTCCTAATGCGATCGATCAGATCGTTTTCACGTCCTTCAGCAGCCGCCAGCGCAGCCTTCGCCTCCGCCAGCTCACGGGCCAACGAGCGCACGCGGTTCAGCAACTGCTCGTGGGTGGATTGTTCGGGTAGTACCTCAATCACAACTTCACCTCACGCGGGTCGTACTTCTTCAGCCAGCGCCAAACCTTGCAAATGGACGTGAACGCCTGAAACGCCTGGGCAACTTGCTCGGCCGTGTAGCGAATGTCCTGCAACTGGCCGGTGACTGGATCGATCAGAATGTTTCGGCAGGCCATTCCGTCGTCCGTGAATGCGTACGCATAGGCACTGAGCTGCAAAAGATCAGTTTCATAGCCAGATGCTTTTGAAACGCCCTTTGCGTCTTTCTTAAATTTCCTCGTCTTAAAATCGATAACCTCCATCTCACCGTGAATCTGGGCGATCAAATCCACTCGGCCTGCGTAGCCTTCCGCCTCGTTGACTAGCACGGACTCGCTGGCGTGCACTTTAGTAACGCAGCACTCCCGCCATTCCTTTAGGCCCGCATAGTGCTCCTCGTAGCCTTTAACCAGTTCACCCGGCTCCTGCCGATTGATAATCATTTCAGCAAGTGAATGAATGTGAGTCCCGCGTAGTGCTGCCGCCTCCACTTCCTTGCGGCTATCCAGCACTGCTCGCTTGGCAAAGTCGGCCAGAGATTCGCCCTCAATATGTGGCAGGGTTAGCGATGACGACATCGCCTGCTCTACTTGCCAATTTATCAGCCCAGTCTTTTGTGGGCCTGCTGCCGCCAAGATTGTGGTGACCGACGGAAAGGCCCCTACCTTCCGGGCGGATCGCAAGTCACCGTGGCAGGACTCACCTGACGCCAGGTAATAGTGCGACGACTCCGTCTTTGCCGTGGCAATTAACGCAGCCATTACTGCCAGTCCTTCAGCAACCGCATGGTCATTAAGGCCAGCACGACTGCGGTGGTTGGGAACACGATTTGAATCACTAAAGTTAGGATTTCCATGGGGGGATTCTTTCTGGCCTCGGCGGGATAGAACCACCTCGGCCAATTTGGTTAGAACGGTACGGGTGTTCCGTCGGCATCCAGCTCGACTACTGCTGGTTTAGGAGCGCCAGGACGATTGCACTTCCTGACAAAATCCTTATCGACTTTGATTTTCGTTGCACCCGCCGGCAGGACGGCCTGCACATTGGCGTAGGTTGATCCGTCGCGATCCACATGAGTGACGAGGATCTGGCACGGCTTACCAATCAGGGTTTCCAAGTCCAGATTCTGCGGTGGCGCCTTTTTGGCATAGGTTTTCAAGTCTTTGAACAAAGCCGCCTTCTCATGCAGGCTTAGTCCATAACGCCGGCCTATGGTGTACGGCCGCCCGTCCTCCATCTTCTCGGCGATCTGCCAGACAAGGCGGATCTGATGCTTTTTACCGTACTGCGTTTCCACTTCGCCTAAGTCCTCGACGTCGCAGAAAACTGCGTCGTGATTACCTTGCGGGGCTGGCGTGTATGACCCCCCTCTGCTTGCTACTATTGGCATATTTTTATTTTGCTTTCTTGGTTTGGGTTTCTTGGATTTGCTCCGACTACTCGTCGTCGCAAAAATCGTTATTCCTGTGCGGTTCGTTTAGATCTTGGAATTCACGGTCAGCTAAGTGCCAAGCGATCTCGTGCTTGCGGGCCAAGTCTTTAGCTTGCGCTAGGTCGCCACGATTGACTGCTTTCACAACTCGCTCGGCTGAGTTGCGGCAGGCCATCACTTCAATGTTTTCTATTAAGCGGAATTTCGTTAGGTCGGTCATAATCAGCCCCGGCGGTTGTTGCCGTAGTAATCGGCGAAGCGGTGGAAATCGTAATCGGAGTCACGCTCCTCTCGCTCGTAAGCCTCTGTTTCGTAGTCGGGCTTTTCGTTGTTAAATTCCGTTGGCTCTTTTGGTTCGCTCATTTTGTTTTCTCCTTCATCGATAGGCGGAATGACTTGGCAGTAATCGCCACTGCTTCGGCCGTCAGGCACTTGGTTGTAAAACGCCAGATGCGCCAGCCCAGGTCGGCGGCTGCCCGATATTTTTCGCAGTCCTTCACCATCCCCATCCCTCGCCCGTGACGGCCGCCAAACGGTAGGAACGCCCCACCGTCCAGCTCGATCGCACAGCGGGCGGATTTACAGGCAAAGTCGAAACGCCATTTACGTGTCGGGTGAAACGTGTGCTCGGCTACCAGCTCTGGGCCGCCAGCCACTTTCCAAAGCAGCTCAAACTTTGCGGATAGTGCGCTCACAAGCTCACTCCCTGCTTTTCGATTAAGCCCTTTATGATGTCCTCGATCCGTTCCAGCCGATTGCGTAGCTCCTTGTTTTTCTGTTGCAGATCGATCAGCGCCATAGTCATAGAAAGCGCACCGCCACCGTAAGAGCTGGCGATGGCTGGCAACTTGCCCTCTGCTTCTAGGTCGCGAACAGTAGCCGCAGGCGGATAGAACGCCCCGGCCACGCCGCCTTGGCTTTCAGGTGCGGGGGCACCGTTGTCCTTGGCGTAAATCATCTGCCCTCCCTAAA